GCAGGAGCAGGAGGCTCATTGGCGTTAGCAAAATTAGGACTAAAAAGGAAAAGCCAGCCGATTACAAAAAGGCTGGTTAAAAAGTACTTAATCTTTCTAGTCAACTAAGGATCCCCTAAGTAAAACAATATTTTTGTTTACTTAGTAATTATAGCAGATTGTTAGTTTAAATTACTTAGGATTATCTGTTTTGTAAAAGCCATTACCCTTAAACTGTATGCCAAATGGCGTGAAGTGTCTTGTCATTTGTGAATCACATTCAACACAAGTGTAACCAGGATCTTCATCCATGATTGATCTATGCGTTGACATTGTTGGATGTGCATCATCATATGAGCACTTGTATTCGTATACTGGCATTACCTATCCTTAAATTATAATGAGCAGTTTCGGGACATACTCAGGTCCATCCTGCGGGTAACGGCCCGCTATCTGCGACTTCCCGATGAAGGGGTGCAGATTTCTATTATACTATTTCTTTTTATTTTTTGCGGTAGCTGTTTCTCTGAATGAGTCCAGGATGTCAAACTTCTTAGGCTTTGCCTCTTCTGGCACATCCCTAATTACAAGTACACGAAGTACTCCGTTTTCCATTGTAACTCCTGATACAACCATATACTCAGATAGAGAGAATGTTCTAGTAAAGTCTCTTGCACCGATTCCTTTATGAATATACTTGTTAGAATCTTCTGCTGATGAACCCTTAATTGTTAATACATTTTTTTCTTGTTCAATAGAGATGTCTTCTTTCTTGAATCCCGCCAAAGCAAGCTCAATCATATAAGTATCTTCACTAACCTCTACCAAGTTATATGGCGGATAGTTTGTTGAATTATGCATTACTTTTTCGAGATCTCTAAATTGGCGATCCCAACCAATAAAAAATGGATCCTTAAAAAGATCCAGTGTGAATGTAGTGTTAACCATGTTATTCCCCTTTCAAGCGAATAAGTTTATTTGTACCCCCGTTAGGCAGATACAAATATATTATATCATATTGAAAATTAGATTTCTAGTCTATGCCCTGACTCTTTTAGGCTTGCCTGAGAAACTCTAATAAATTTAGCATTTTTAGCAAGATCAGAAAGGCTCAACACTCCTCCATATGAGCACCCGCTATTAATTGAGTTTTGCATATTCTTTATTGTTTTCATGACCGAGCCTTTGTTGGATACTTTCCCAGACTTACCTTCTGCGTATGGATTTTTAACGCCCATTTTTATTTGAATTTCTTCTGAGGCTAAGCCCCTGAAAGAACCTGGCTCCCCGTCACATTCATCATGTCCAGCAAACATAGATCCCATCATTACAGCACTGGCACCTGCAGCAAAAGCTTTTACAATGTCTCCATTATTTTTAATTCCGCCGTCTGCCACTATGCCGTTTACTTCATCGCTTTTAACATTTTCATAGATGTCCATTATCGATGTAAGAACTGGTATTCCAAAGCCTGTTTCTATTCTTGTCATACAAGATGCTCCACCGCCAATACCAACTCTGACGGAATCAGCGCCTGCGTCCATTAGATCCTTGTAAGCTTCATATGAGGACACATTGCCAACCATGATGTGTATTTTATTTGGAACAGCAAGTCTTAGTTGTTTAACTGCATCAACAACAATTCCTGTATGTCCTAAAGCCGTATCTAGCAGTATAACCTTTACATTAAGGCTTAGTATTTTGTTAATAAAATCAAGATCTTTAGCCTGATCAATGTTAATTGCAAAACCACTTCTTCCATTTAGCCCCTCCGCTTGGGCAAACTTATCGTTAATCTCATTATGTCTTTGCACAAACCCAATGCCGTTAACCGAAGCTATAGCATTAAGCATTTTTGTACTGCTAATATACTCCATTGGAGCAATCATAATTGGAAACTTAAGATTAAGCCAGGCTGCTTTGTTATTAGGATTACCAATTTTCATAGAAAGGTTTGGCAGAGATCTGCTTTTTACCATGCTATTGCTTGCTGGCTCTAATAAAACATCATCAAAGCATAAAGCTTCTTTCATTTAAATCTACTTCTTAGATTTTGCTCTGGCTTTAGCCAAAGCGTCAAAGTCTTTAACCTTGGTATCTCCTAGGTATCCCCATGCATGACCATCTGCGATCATTTGCTCGTTAATAGATACTTTTTGATCATCAACAAAAATCCATCCCAGGATTCTTCCATACTTTTCAGATGAGTCCATCTTCTCAGTTTTAATTATTACACTCTTAGCATCTTTTAGCTTATACTTAAGGTACTCTTTTGCTTCCAGGCCTAGCTTCTTTTCTGCTAAATCTTTTGTTCTAGATTCTGGAGTATCAATTCCAGCCAACCTAACTCTAGATGCAAATAGAATATCAAAACCTAAATCAATTAAAACATCTATTGTGTCTCCGTCGACTACACCTTCTACTTTTCTAACGTAGTACTCGTACATTACTTAGTCTTCTTAGCTGGTGCCTTCTTGGCAACCTTCTTTGCTGGTGCCTTCTTAGCCGTCTTCTTTGCTGGTGCTTTCTTAGCAACTTTCTTTGCTGGTGCCTTAGCTACCTTTTTAGCAGGAGCCAGTAGTTCGTCTATCTTTGCAGCATAGACATCTTCTGTAACTCCAAAAAAATCTTTAATCTTTTTTAAAACGCTCATATTATTTCTCCTTGTTTTGTACTGCTTATGATTAGTATATCATTTTTTTAGCTTCTCACCATGGATTCGAACCACGATTCTCGCCTCCAAAGGGCGATGTCCTGCCGTTGGACGAGTGAGAAATGGAGCGGATGATGAGAATCGAACTCACCCCTTCTGCTTGGAAGGCAGAGGCACTACCAATATGCAACATCCGCATTTGCGCCGTCGGCAGGAATCGAACCTGCGACCTACTGCTTAGAAGGCAGTTGCTCTATCCCCTGAGCTACGAAGGCCTAGTCTAATCGTTAGGGATATCTAGATCTAGATCCATTTCAATTAATCCTTTTTCTTTTGCAACCTTGTGTCCTTCTGGAGTTAAATGAATGGTGGCTTCTAAATCTTCATTGTATTCAATCTCTACCATGCCCTGCTCATACAATTCAATTAATGATTTGTCTACATAGTCTATGTGTGATTGCCAAAGTTCTGGCGCTAATACTTTTGCGCTGTCACTAATTGAATAAATTATTTCTCCACTTTCGTCGACGCCTTCAAAACTTACGGCACCTATCTCTAAATAGTATGCTAGCCTTGCATCATTTGCTTCATCTTCTGTCATAGCGTCTCCCTGTGCAACAAGTAGGACTTGAACCTACGATTACCGAATTATGAGTTCGGGGCTTTAACCAACTAAGCTATTGTTGCTTAGTTGTATATTATAACGTGCCGTCTTCGTTTTTGTCAATAGTTTCTTCTACTATTTGCTGAACGTATTCAGAAAAATGTTTTCTAATATTACCCATAGGTCTGTGACCAGCAAGTTTCCATATTCTTTTATATTCAATTACATTAGAGAATGTAGTTGGACAAAGAACTATTCCATTATATTCTTTTAATACAGTTGGCAGTGGAACATGTTTTCCACAACACCTGCATTCTTTTGCTTTTTCTTGATACGTGCTCATATTATTTGCATCCTGTCCATTGCGTCTTTTAAGTTTTCTGGCATCCTTGGAGCCCTAATCATATTATAGGAACTTGTTTCTCCGTCTGCCTCTGTTCCAAAATCATTGTCGTAACTCATTGACTCATAAGTGTGAATATTAACTTCTTGATTAGAATCAAATTTACTTCTGCTTATTGAGTTATAAATTGATCCACAAACTGCGTCCGCCAAGTCCTTAGAGCCTTTTCTTGGGTGGTCAACCTTGTCTCTCATAATTCTAAGTTGGCATAGTTCGTCTATAAGCAATGGGATATGTGGCCCAACTACTCTTTCTTCGGCAACAACCATTGCCATATCATCATAATGCTTTTTAGCGACAGACAGAATTTCTGTATTGATGCCGTATTGTTTTAGTTGTTGCATCATATCATGTGAATTCCATCTGTCAAAGGTACATACACGAATTTTAAATCCTCGTGTTTTTAATGAAAGAATATAGTCTTTAACTTCTGTAAAGTCTACAGACTTATCTTTTGTTGGTGTCCAGAATCTTACTGCATCTATCTCAACAATTGGTGCAGGCTGTGAATAAGTATCCGTTACTTTTATGTTAACCCATTTGTTAACGTGGGCCATTGCAACTGCACAATGGTCATGTTTTTGAGCAAGGTCTACGTGTATAAAGTATTCTTTATCTGGATCTGGTATAAACCATTCTTCTAATCTGCCAAAGTTATCTACTGCTAGGTGAGCCTTATTAAAAGCCTTCTCAACTTTTTCTCTTGACTTAAAGAATGCATCAACTGCATCAGGTGGCATACATGCAAAACGTGATAAAGCATCCATAGGGTTTGTAAAAAATGCAACCTTAAAGTCATCAATCTTTCTTACTGGATTAACTTCCCATGTTGGTCTTCTTAATGCATAAACCTTTGGTATCTTGTATGAAAGAATGTGGTCCTCTTCCCATTGAATCTCAAACTCATTTCCTACAGTTCCGTCTGGAAGGTCTTCATCCATTTTAAATTTATGGTCACGAACCACTGTCTCTACATCTGCAACAACAGCGTTGTATCTCTGTTGAATATAGTCATTCTTATATCTAGGGAATGACAATAGGATGACCTTGCCGAAGTCTGGGAAACGAGAGTCTACTGATGCACGATACATATCGTATATTGCCGCTCCTGTTTTTGCTTGATCGTGTCCCGTTGTATTTTCAATTGCAAAGCCTGAAATCTCATCAAGGATAACAACAATAACGTTATAGCCTTCCCAGGCTTCACGCTCAGAGTGTCCAGAGTGCACTGTGATTGCTTTATCAAACTTAACTTCAGAAGCCTTGTCTGTGTATCTTCCAGCAAACCAAGGAGACTTTTCAATACGAGTCTTAAATCCTTTAAAGAATACGTTGCTTGCTTGCTGTGAGTTAATAGCAATATTAATAATATCAATGCTGTCGCCTGGAGGCTTTCCGTAATATGTAGCTGGATCTTTTAAGCACAATAGTAAATATACTATATATGAAGTTGCAATAGTGGAGCAGTAATCTTTACCTGATCCTTTCCCTAATTGCGCTACTACTTCATTAGCGGTTTGCTTGAACCTTATCTTTCCTTCTTCTTCTCCGAATAATTTGATAAGAGTTGACTCTTTATAGATCTGCGAACTTTTTTCGATAAGCGTGTACTGATATTCGGAAAGTTCTGGAAGCCCAAGGTATTCTGGACTTCTAACAAACGTTTTAAGATCGACTGGTTTTTCATCGAACTCCTCTCCATCAAGCATGTCGATAAGATCTTCAAACTCAAACGACATCGGCTTCCTCTACTGGGACTGATTCGATTACTCCAGTTATTTGGGACAATCTTTTTGCTACTTCCATCTTACACTTAGGGCACGTTGATGTAGTTTCTTTTAATATTTTAACAAGGATATCTTGCTTACGCTCTGTCTCTGCAATCTGAGATGCAATTTCATTATTTTCAAGAACGCCTATTGATTGAAGCATTGCAATTCTTTTAGTCTCTATATCTGCAATAAGCTTTAATGCTCCAGACTTTATTCCTAATTGTCCAGATTGATCTGCATCCTCGACTGTCTTCCAAGCTTCTTTAATAAGCATTGCATAGTGTTGATCCGCCCCTGAGATGGCCTCTCGAGCACGATCTCTGATGTTGCTATCATTATGCACAACGTCTTTCCAGTCATCGATTAGCTCAAGGACTTCTTTGCGCTGTATTCCTGTAGTGGTTGCAATCTGGGTGGGTGTGCTTCCTTTAAGAAGTTCTTCAACTACCCTATTCATTCTGTCAAAATGCTCTGACAATTCTATTTCGCTCATTATTACAGTATACTTTCAGTCGACTAAAATGTCAATCAGAATTAGCCCTAGCAATCTTATATAGGACTAGATATCCTATTAAATCGTCAATATCGTTGTCTCCAGCAAATCCTTGGTTGTTCTTTACCCTATTTAATTTATCATCAATGCGAACCTTTAATTGTTCTGTTGCATCCGCCGTTGAAAATATTCTGGCTGGTTCCAAGGCAGAGTTGCCATACGATATATTCTTTTCAATTAACATGTGTGCAATTTCATGGCATGCTCCCCAGATCGTATTGCCAGCTGGTGCACCTACTGATCTTAAATATAAATCACTACAATTAAAATTGTTGACATCTTCAAATACCGCCTTTAGCATTATCTT